GTAATGTTGGCTTCGCTACCATGAATAAAAATAAAAAAGCTAACTACAAAAAATATAGAGGGCAAGGCAAATGAAAGTAAAACATTTACAAAATAAAACCACAATTGAATTAACATCAAGCGAGTTGCAAGATTGGATTAAACGAACCAAGCAACTTGATTGGATGTTAGATACTATTAGAGAAACTAATGATATGTATTTATCAGATGTAAATAAGTTAGAATCTATCAGATACAGACTAACTGATTTGTTAGGATTGGAATGGTCAAGAGATAAAGGTTATATTAAGAGTAAATAGAGGACAAAAAAATGACAGCAACAGAATTATCAGATGATAACTTTATAAAATTTCAAGATGATTTTTACAATCTCTTAGAGAAGTATGGTGTGTCTAGTATCAATATAGAACATCCACAATTTGAAACTATTTGCAACCTTAGAAACAGCGTGGTAGAATTTATTGAACAAGAAGCATGGAGTGAGGTATGAACATATTTTATTTTTACGACTGTCCAATAAAATCTGCACAAGCACAACCTGATAAGATGCTAGTTAAGATGCCATTGGAAACAGCACAAATGCTATCTACAGCACATAGAGAATTAGATGGTGATGAGTATGCTGATGAAGTGGGACTCTATAAAAGAGCCTATTGGAATCATCCATGCACTATTTGGGCGAGGTCAGGTGTTATAAACTACGCATGGTTATACAAACATTTCCTAGCTCTTGGAGATGAATATAAATATAGATACGGTAGAGAGCATGGTAGTATTACTAAATTAAAAGATGCCTTACAACCTCATCCTGAAAACATAGACCCTAATCCTATTATGACACCAGTTGCACAGGCTATGCCGGAGGAATATAAACATGAGGATGCTACTGTTGCTTACCGTAATTATTGCATTAACGAAAAACACTACGCCAAATGGGAACGAGGTCGTGATAAGCCTCATTGGTGGACTACACAACATAAGGAAGTTGTATGAAACTAAGACTACTAGAAAACGCTAGACTACATCTACGAGGAAACATTGCCAAGCATGTTGCTAATGTAGAGGTGTTACTAGAACAACCAACAGGGGTTGCAGAACATCCTGATATCATTGAAACAATTGAAAAAGAACTAGCATTTATAGCTGAGTATGATGACAAGCTAGAGATGCTTAACAAATATTTTTAAGGATACTAAATGAATTATATATATGAAAGAATGTTAGAGGAAAGCGAAGAAGCTATCCTAACCTACGAACAATATTCTAAGTTTAGTGATTATGTAAATAAAAACTATGAAGAGTTTTATGCAAACAAAATAACCTATGAAGTTATCCGTAATAAAGACAATACATTTACAGTAATTATGTTTAACAATCCTGTCTTCTCTTTAGAAGATATTTTAGTTGACATTTCTTAAAAGGTCCTTATAATAATATCTGCGAAAACAAATTTTGGAGGCAAAAATAAATGCAAAACAAAACAGATTTTGAATATAAAACTATAACAGGAAAGTTAGTATTTCCTTCCATCAATGTTCCTAACTTTAAGTTTAATAAGAACGGAGTATGGGAAACCTTTTTAATCCCTGATGATGACAAAGAATTAGCTACTGCTAAGGACCTCGGTATTCGTACTAAGTCTTGGGATGATATACCTGAAGCTATTTATTTTAAGAGGTTTACAACCTATAAAAATGGTAGTGCACAGAAGCCACCTTTGGTAAAGAATGCAGACGGTGAATTGTTTAGCTTTAAAGATGAGGATTCCGGTAGAGAAATTATTCCTTGGACCAATACAGAAGCTAAACTTATGTATCACTTTTGGGAAACTAAAAATGATTGGGGTACTTACAAGTACTATTTATTAGATGGTGTTAGAATACTGAACTTGGTTGAAAAGCCTGAAAGTAATTCTGATATGGAAGAAGCTTTAGATTTTTAAGGAACATCAATGATTATCACTGTACAAAAAGAAGACGGTCAAGTTGTTTATGATGTGAACAAAGTAAGCGATGAGCAGAAACAACAAGGTGCAAGAGTTACTATTCAAAAGGTAGGATTTCTTGACACTATTGTCGAAGCTTTATCGTTTGCTTCTAATACACACAGAGCTAATTTAGAAGAGATGTTATCTACTTGTGAAGAAGCTATTGTGGAAAACAACAGTGAAGAGGAAACTGAAGAGCAAGAATAATTTTTTAGGGTTACTAGGGGGCACCTCTTACTGTACCTCCTTGCTCAAGTCTCTTAGTAGCCCGCTTTAAGTCAAGGAGGAAGAATGGCTTTTGTAAAAACACACTTACCGTGTGAGAGTTGTGGAAGTAGCGATGCACTCTGCATCAACGAAGATGGTTCCACTAAATGTTTTAGTTGTGGCGAATACATTATTAATAACAAGGAGGAAAAAATGATAGAACCACTTAAGAAATACACATCCGATAAATCTAGTTTAGATAATCAATACGGAGCAGTCTATGGACCACTAATAGATAGAAAGATATCTAAAGAGACTGCTCAAAAGTATGGCGTTAAAGTTGTTTACAACGATAAACAAGAAGTGGTTCAACATATCTATCCTTTGTTCAATCTCAATGAACAGACAGCACATAAAATAAGATACGTCAAAGATAAAAACTTTAGCTTTCATGGTAACTACGATGGTACTGGTTTGTTTGGTCAGCAACTTTTTAAGGGTGGTAAATACATAACACTTGTTGAAGGTGAATGCGATGCGATGGCGGCTTACGAATTGTTCGGTTCTAAATACGATGTTGTTTCTATTAAACGCGGAGCACAGTCAGCAGTAAGAGATGTGAAAGAAAGTTTAGAATTTTTAGAAAGCTATGAAAATATTGTTGTTTGTTTTGATAACGACAAAGCAGGTAAAGAAGCTTCTAAAAAAGTAGCTCAATTATTTACTCCTAGAAAAGCAAAGATTATGACCCTACCTAATGGTTATAAAGATGCTAATGACATGCTAAAGGAAAGCAAGCACTCACTCTTTGTCAAAGCTTTTTGGGATGCTAAAACATATACACCTTCCGGAGTAATTAATGTCTCAGACAAGAGGGAAGAATTCCATAAACGTGAAAAGAAAAATAGCATTCCTTATCCTTGGGAGGGACTCAATACTAAACTTGTAGGCATGAGAGGTGGTGAGTTAGTTACGCTTACTGGTGGTACTGGTCTTGGTAAGTCTTCTGTAACACGTGAAATAGAACACTGGCTAATTAAAAACACCACAGACAACGTAGGAGTAATTGCTTTAGAGGAAGACTGGAGAAGAACTATAGATGGTATTCTTTCTATCGAAGCAAACAATAGACTTTATATTGACCACATTAGAGAACAATACAGTAAAGAAGAACTAGATAATTTCTTTGATATTCTTTATGATGGTGAAAATAAAAACAGAGTTTGGGTCCATGCTCACTTTGGTACCAACGATATAGATGAAATCTTTTCAAAAATAAGATTTATGATTATTGGTTGCGAATGTAAGTGGGTTGTCTTAGACCACCTCCACATGTTAGTTGTCGCTACCTCTGAAGGTGACGAGAGACGAGCCATTGACAATATCATGACAAGGCTTCGTAGTATCGTAGAAGAAACAGGGGTAGGTATGATATTGGTATCACACTTAAGACGTGTTGATGGTAACAGAGGGCATGAGAATGGTATCGAAGTATCTCTATCACATCTTAGAGGTTCACAAAGTATCGCTCAACTATCTGATTGTGTAATTGCACTTGAAAGAAATCAACAAGCAGATAATGAGGAAGAGTCTAATACCACAAAGATAAGAGTGCTTAAGTCACGTTATACCGGTGATGTAGGCTTTGCTACTAGTTTATTGTACAACAGAGAAACTGGTAGACTGCTTGAGGTTGAAGAACAAGAGGAGGAAAACAGGGAACTTGATTTTTAATGGACCTAATATTTGACATAGAAACTGATGATGTAAATGCTACTAAGATATGGTGTATTGTCTGTCAAGATTTTCAAACAAGAACAATTTATAAGTTTGGTCCGGATAAAATAGAAACCGGTCTTAACTTTCTCCAACAAGCAGATACTTTAATAGGTCATAACATAATAGGGTTTGATATTCCTGTTATAAAAAAATTAACAACCGTTGATTTATATTCTAAAAAAATTGTAGACACACTTGTACTCTCAAGACTGTTCAATCCTGTTAGAGATAAAGGACATAGCCTAGAGGTATGGGGACATCGGCTTGGATTTAATAAAATAGATTTTGAAAACTTCCAAGAGTATAGCCCTGAAATGTTATCCTATTGTGTAAACGATGTCAGACTAAATACGTTGTTGTATGACAAGCTCCTTGAAGAAGGTAAAGATTTTTCTAAACAATCTATTCAACTTGAGCATGATATTTTTAAAATTATTAAGACCCAAGAAGACAATGGATTTTTATTTAAAGAAAGAGAAGCAAATATATTTGTTGCTGAACTTAGAGAAAAACTATCAAACATCGAAACAGAAGTACATGAAACATTTAAACCTCGGTGGGTTGATGTAAAAGAAGTAAAACCTAAATTAAAAAAAGATGGAACTTTATCTAAGTCCGGTTTAACTAGTGTTGAATATGAGGAAAGAGTAGCCACTAACGACACTACACCTTTTATGCGACAAACATTGCAAGAGTTTAACCTTGGCAGTAGAAAGCAAATTGGTGAATACTTAATTGAATTTGGATGGAAGCCTGATAGATTTACACCAACCGGACAACCCATCGTTGATGAAGGAACGTTATCTAAAATAAAAGATATACCTGAAGCAGAATTAATCTGTAGATATTTATTGTTACAAAAGAGAATAGCACAAATTAATAGTTGGATTGAAGCTGTGACAGACGATGGGCGAGTACATGGTTTTGTTATACCTAATGGGACCATAACAGGAAGAATGACACATCGCAATCCTAATATGGCACAAGTGCCTAGTGTTCATTCAGAATACGGTAAAGAATGTCGTAGTTTATGGGTTGTTGAAGAAGGAAACAAATTAGTCGGAGTAGATGCTAGTCAGTTAGAATTAAGAATGCTGGCACATTATATGAAAGACGAGGAGTATATTTATGAAATTACACAAGGAGACATTCACACATATAACCAAAAACTTGCTGGACTTAAATCAAGAGATGAGGCTAAAGTATTCATCTATGCTCTCTGCTACGGAGCCGGAAATCAAAAGATTGGAAAAATTGTTGGTGGAAATGCAAGAAGAGGCGGGCAACTTAGAGAACGCTTTTTTGGTAGTAGTCCAGCATTTGCAACTCTTAATAAACAGGTGCAAAGAGCAGCAGGGAAAGGATTCTTAAAAGGTTTAGATGGTAGAAAGTTATTTATCAGAAGTGAACATGCAGCTTTAAACACTTTATTACAAGGAGGTGGTGCTATTCTTATGAAGAAAGCTTTACAGATTCTTGATAATAGATTAAAGTTAAGTAATACCCCGTATAAGTTTGTCGCTAATATACATGATGAGTGGCAGATAGAAGTACCAGCTTGTTCAGCTAGAAAGGTTGGCGAGCTTGCTGTTAAAAGCATACAAGAAGCTGGTGAGCATTTTAAACTACGTTGTCCTATGGATGGTGAATACAAGATAGGAGATAATTGGAGTGAAACCCACTAAGAAAGATAGAAAAAAGTTTGATATTGATTTGCAATACGGAACTATTAGAGAAGAAAAAGTAGCTCAGATGCTACAAGATAAAAAGATAGAGGTTAAATCTGAAAGGGGTATGTGGATGGATACTGGTAACATAGCCATTGAGTATGAATGTTGGAACAAACCTTCAGGCATTAAGGCAACTGAATCAGATTATTGGTTTCATCATTTGTGTGTTGGCGATAATGAGTACTGTACATTAGTTTTTAAAACAGATGTATTGAGAACTATTGTAGATGAGCTTGATTATTTTAGAACGGTATCAGGTGGTGATAATAATGCAAGCAAGATGTATCTTGTTAATTTACAAAAATTATTCTCTAGTGACGTGATAAAAGCATTTAAGGATTTTGATAATGAAAAAAACAATTGATACACTAGTTGAAGATATTTATAAATTTTTAGACCCTTTAACAGAAAACAAAAAGATAAAGGTTACTGAAAAACAAATTGATGAATTTGGTAAATCTATGGCTCAAGCATTTAAACATTGGGCACTACCTGAACCACGTTCATCTGAAAAACTTAGGATGTCTAATGTAGGTAAACCTGCTAGACAACTTTGGTTTGATTTTAATGCAGAGGAAAAGCCTGAAAAACTGGAACCACATTTGCTTATAAAATTTTTATATGGTCATTTACTAGAAGAAGTACTATTGTTTCTTGTTAATTTGTCAGGACATAAAGTTGAGAACCAACAAAAACTTATCGAGGTCTCCGGTGTTAAAGGGCATATGGATTGCACTATAGATGGAGAAGTTGTTGATGTTAAGACTGCATCCGGTTTTGCATTTAAAAAATTTAGAGATGGTACCTTACATCGAGATGACCCTTTTGGTTATATCCATCAACTAACTGGATATGAACAAGCACAAGGTACAAACAATGGTGGCTTTTTAGTTTTAAACAAAGAGACTGGTGAGATAACATTATTTAAACCATCTGACTTTGATAAACCAAATATTGTAAATTCTATTGATAAAATAAAAACTGTCATTAAGAAGAAAAAGCCTCCTGCATTTTGCTATGAAGCTGTACCGGAAGGTAAATCAGGTAACTATAAATTACCACGAGAATGTACTTATTGTAAGCATAAAGTAGAGTGCTACAAAGATGTTAATGATGGTAAAGGTTTACGTTTATTTAAGTATGCGGATGGTATAAAATATTTCACAAAGGTTGTTAAAGAACCAAAAGTTTTAGAGGTTACAAATGAATGGTAGACAAGCAAAAAAATTAAGAAGAAGAGGAGAACAACTTCTTATTGATTGGTTAAGAACTATGGTTCCGGAAGGAGAAGATACTTCCAAGATTAACAAAAATAATTTAAATAAGTTTTTACCTGAACAAACACATATATATACTAATAGAAAATTTTTGCTGAGTGCATATAGTTTACGTTGGTTTTACAAACAGGTTAAAAAGAATCCTGACTTTAAAGTATAATGCCAAAACGAATACCTAGAAAAGTAAGACCAAGAGATAAACAAGCTCCTAAAGGTTACGATAGTGTATGGGAATACAACCTTCATCAAGATTTTCTTAAAGATTGGAAACACCATTGGGATACTATTAATTATGTCATACCCAAATCTTACGAAGCTGATTTTGTTAGAAAGTTTGACGATAGTGTCATACTCATAGAAGCAAAGGGCAGGTTTTGGGATTATGTAGAGTATAGTAAGTACATACATATTAGAGATGCGTTACCTGAAAATTATGAGCTAGTATTTGTATTTCAGAAACCTTATTCTCCTATGCCGGGTGCTAAAGTAAGACAAGATAAAACAAAACGAACACATGCTGAATGGGCAGAGACAAATGGCTTTAGATGGTTTAGTGAAGAAACACTGCCGGAGGAATGGAAGAGTGCAGAAGAAGATTAATTATAAGTTTAATGAAGATAACTTAATTAAAGAGATACAACAGTATATTAATGAAACCTATAGTCAGCATTATGCATCAGATAAATATCAAGCAACAGATGTTATCATTGATTCTGGTCATGGAGAAGGATTCTGTATTGGGAACATGATGAAGTATGCGAAACGCTATGGAAACAAAGAAGGAAAAAATAGAAAAGATTTAATGAAGATATTACATTATGGTATAATAATGCTTTATGTTCACGATACGGAGAACAGCTAATGGTAGAAGATAAAGTTGGACCTAAAGAATATTTAGGGATAAAAATTAATTACGATAAAGAAAAACAATTAGATAAATTTAGTCTCGATACTTTACGAGACAGATACTTTGACAAAGGAGAAACACATGCCCAAGAAGCATTCGCAAGAGCCTCCGTCTTCGGAGCAACCTACAGAGGGATTACTGACTATGAATTGGCTCAAAGATTATATGACTACAGCTCCAATTGTTGGTTTATGTTTAGCACCCCTATACTTAGTAACGGGGGAACCAGTCGTGGTCTTCCTATTAGCTGTTTCCTCAATTATGTTCCTGATAGCAGGATTGGCTTATCTGCTCATTATGATGAAAACATATGGCTTGCAAGTTCTGGTGGAGGTATCGGTGGATATTGGGGAGATGTGCGGAGTAACGGTATATCTACTACTCACGGTAGTAAGTCTACTGGTTCAATCCCTTTCATGCATGTGGTAGATTCTCAGATGTTAGCCTTTAATCAAGGCGTAACAAGACGTGGTAGCTATGCTGCTTATATGGATATTAGTCATCCTGAGATTGAAGAATTTATTAACATGCGAAAAGAATCCGGTGGAGACATTAATCGTAAATGCTTGAATCTACATAATGCTGTTAATATAACTAATGATTTTTTAAAAGCTGTTGAGGATGATTCAGATTGGCGATTAATTGACCCTAAGTCCAAAGAAGCTGTTAAAGTTATTAATGCAAGAGATTTATGGTTTCAATTAATTCAGGCAAGGGCAGAAACTGGAGAACCTTATATTGTTAATTTAGATAATTGTAATGAGGCTCTACCTCAAAAACAAAAAGATTTAGGATTAGAAATCAAACAAAGTAATTTGTGTTCAGAGATTACTTTACCAACCAACGAAGAGAGAACAGCAGTATGTTGTTTATCTTCTGTTAATTTAGAACACTTCGATAAGTGGTCAAAGGATGAACAGTTTATAGATGATTTAATAACCATGTTGGACAACGTGCTCCAACACTTTATTGATAATGCAATTGATACATCACATTTAGGAGAATACAATGCAAACTTCAAAAGATTTACAAAATATATCCGAGAAGGTAAGGAAGGCTTTAAGAAGGCTGCTTACTCTGCTTACCGAGAAAGGTCAGTGGGTCTTGGAGCAATGGGATTCCACGCTTATCTTCAAAAAAATAACATCCCTTTTGAAAGTATCTACGCTACGGGATTCAACTATCAAGCTTTTCAACATATTAAAGACACAGCCTTGGAAGCTTCTCGTAGACTC